ACTGAATTTTATTATGATAGTCAAGGTAGAATGGTAATGACAGAAGAGTATCACAAAAGACGAGGTAGATGTTGTGGTAATGGATGGTTACATTGCCCATACGAACCAAGACACGAAAGAGGAAATACAAACCTACAAGAAAAATCACTGAGTAATCGGTGATTTTTTTTTTGAGATATATTTATTATTAAAAAAAATCATGAAAAAAACAATTAGACTTACGGAAACAGATTTAACAAAATTAATTAAAAGACTTATTAAGGAAGAGGACGAAAATTTATCAAATATAGGTGCTAACTCTACAAATATAACAACAAACAAAAAACAATCTTTTAATATTACCGGTAAAAAAATTAATATGACTGGAGGTGGAGGGATGCACCCTGAAATACTTTATAGGTTTAATAACTATAATGATAAGATTAAAGAAATATCTAATGATGACGTAGTATTAGTTGAGTTTGAATTACCGTTCAAGGTAATACTAAATAAAAGTACCGGAACGGAAGACGGCATTTCAAATCTAAATGTTAGCACAACAAACACATCAACAAAAATTAGTATGGAAATAACTAGAAAAAGGGCGGTTGTCAGTATTAGGGGAAGGGTTTTACCAAAATATGGTGATTTTGAATTAAACATCGCGTTTGAAAAATATAAAAAACCTGAAGACGTAACAATCAAAGAAAACGTTAGAAAAGTTTTAAATAGTCTATACTTTAAAAGATAAAACAAAAAGTTTTTTATTTATATAAAATTATACCAGGTTATATTTATTTGATATGGCTAATGGTATTACATATGGTATTATATTTCCCTTTAGACAAAGTGTTGATGGTAAATTTTTATTATTATCTGAAGAAACAAACGACGAAATAAGAAGTAACTTAATCCATTTGTTATTAACAAGAAAAGGAAGTCGTTATTTTTTACCGGATTTTGGAACAAGACTATATGATTTTATTTTTGAACCATTAGATGGGTTAACTTTTGATAGTATTAGAACCGAGATTGAGGACTCTGTTAGTAAATACATACCCAATCTAATAATACAAAACATTTCAATAGAGCCATATATAAATACGGAACCTTCTTTAGGTGAATTACCATCCGAACAATTTGACATACCTGTTTATAGAGTACCAGGTGCAAATACAGAAGAATATACCGCAAAAGTTAAAATAGAATACATAGACAACTCAAACGCCTTTGGAACTAGAGAATTTGTAATAATCAATATTTAATTATATATGGCAAACAGAAAAATATCATATACCGAAAGAGATTTTGAAGGGATAAGAAGAGAGTTAATAAACTACACCCAACAGTACTATCCTGAATTAATACAGAACTTTAACGACGCGTCAGTTTTTTCAGTTTTGATGGACTTAAATGCTGCGGTGACCGACAACTTACATTTCCATATAGATAGAAGTATTCAAGAAACTGTATTACAGTATGCACAACAAAGATCTTCTGTTTTTAACATTGCTAGAACATATGGACTCAAAATACCTGGCTTTAGACCTTCAGTCACAATAGCCGACATATCTATAACTGTACCTGCCGCTGGCGATTCAGAAAATACCGCATATTTGGGGGTATTAAGAGCGGGATCCCAATTCGCAGGTGCCGGAACAATATTTGAAAATCTTTATGATATTGATTTTTCTTCAGATTACAACATTGAAGGATTTGTTAATAGAACTAAAATACCAACATTTGATCAAAATAATAACATAGTAAATTATGTTATAACAAAAAGAGAAGTAATAGTTAACGGATCTACAAAAATTTTCAAAATAGTTGTAAATTCAAATAACGTAGTACCTTTTTATAGTTTTTTCCTACCTGAAAAAAACGTGTTAGGGGTTACTTCAATTATTCAAAAAGATGGAACTTCTTATCAAAACACACCAACATACTCCGAGTTTAACTCCTCTAATGGTAGATGGTATGAGGTTGATGCTTTGGTTGAAGATACTGTATTTATTGAAGACAACACAAAACCTGTTGATTCTGCGGGTGTTAAAGTTGGTAAATATATCAAAACCGACAATAGATTTATTACGGAATACACACCGGAAGGGTTTTTAAAAATACAATTTGGGGCTGGAACAACAACACCAAATCAACAACTTCAACAGTTTACACAAACAGGTATTCCACTCAAATTACAAAATTATCAAAACAACATAGGGTTAGGTTTAACCGTTCAACCAAACACAACGATTTTTGTTCAATATAGAGTTGGTGGTGGTTTAGTATCTAATATTGGGGTCGGTGCTATTACTCAAGTAGTAACCGCTGATTTTTATGTGAATGGTCCTTCTGATAGTATTAATAGGAGTGTTACACAATCTTTAAGTGTTAATAATATAACTGCAGCAATTGGGGGTTCAAACCAACCTTCAATAGAGGAAGTAAGAAACATGGTGACTTTTAATTTTGCGGCTCAAAAAAGAGCGGTAACCATTAATGATTATAAGTCATTGATAGATACAATGCCAGGAAAATTTGGAGCACCTGCAAAAGTATCTATCACAGAATTAGATAATAAAATATTGATAAAAATACTATCTTATGATAATACTGGAGTTTTAACACAGACAGTCTCTAATAATCTAAAAACCAATTTGGCAACCTATCTATCAAAGTATAGAATGATAAATGATTATATATCAATAGAGGTTGCTAAAGTTATTGATTTAGAATTAGAATTTTTAGTAATATTGGACAACGCAGGATCACAATCTGAAGTAATAACACAAATAATAAATCAGGTTAGCACGTATATGAATCCAAATAATAGAGAACTTGGCCAAAACCTAAACGTATCAGATTTAAGAAGGTTAGTTCAAGATATCGGAGGAGTTAACACGTTAGCAGAAATAAGGGTTTATAATAAAGTTGGGGGACAATACTCATCATCTGAAACTTCTCAAAGATATGTTGACAATACAACAAAACAAATAGATTTAGTTGATGATACTGTTTTTGCAGAACCCGATCAAATTTATCAAATTAGATTCCCTAAAAAAGACATCAAAGTTAGGGTTAAAAACTTATCAACCGTAGACTTCATATAAGATTATTTATTTTGGTAATAGTCTTGTTATTTTTAAAATAACTAACATAACTATTTATCAACAAAGAGAATTATGTCCAAAAATTATAGATTAAGAACCACACCTGGTATTGATAAAAACATAAGAATTAAAGTAGATCAAGACTTTGATTTTATTGAGATACTATCTTTAAAATTAAAACAATCTGATGTTTATACAAGATTTTGTGCCGATTATGGTGTCGTTGCTGGTAGGGTTATTGCAAATGGAGGATATGGGGTACCAAATGTAAGTGTGTCTGTTTTTGTACCACTTTCCATTCAAGACTCAGAAGACCCTGTGATTTCAACACTTTACCCATATAAAAGTTTAACAGATAAAAATGAAGATGGTTATAGATATAATCTTTTACCATATGTTCAAGAATATGGAGGACATAATCCAACAGGAACTTTTCCTGATAGAGAAGATGTTGTAAGTAACAGTACCGTTTTAGAAGTGTATGAAAAATATTATAAATACACTGTAAGAACAAATGAAAGTGGTGACTTTATGATTGTTGGGGTTCCGTTAGGTCAACAAATTGTTGTAATGGATATGGATTTATCAAACATTGGTTGTTTTTCACTTAGACCATCCGATTTAATAAGAATGGGGATGGGTAGTGAAGGACAATTTGAAGGTTCTTCTTTTAAATCATCACCTGATTTAGATTCATTACCACAAATTGTAAATGAAAAGAAAGAAGTTGAAGTAACTTCATTTTGGGGCGATGATGAATTATGTAATATTGGAATCACAAGAGTTGATTTTGATTTAAGAGATTTAGGAATACAAATTGAACCTCAAGCAATATTCATGGGATCAATGTTTTCAACAACAGATGAAGATGCGTTACAAACAAACTGTAAACCAAAATTTGATACAGGAAATCTTTGTGATTTGGTTAGTGCTCCCGGTACTATTTTAGCCATTAGACAAACAATATACACAGATTCTGCGGGTTATCCAATACTTGAACAATATAAATTACCTGAAGGTGGTAATATCATTGATAGTGACGGTACTTGGTTGATTGAAATGCCAATGAATTTGGATTACATAACAACAAATGAATTTGGAGAACAAGTAATATCAAACGATCCTAAAGTGGGGATACCAACAAAGGCTAAATATAGATTTAAAATTCAGTATCAAAATGAAGGGTTTGCCGCATCAACACAAAGAGCGGATTATTTGGTTCCTAATATTAGAGAATACGGTTGGGACTCAACACAAAGTGCCAATGGACCGGCAAATGACACACTACAAAGACAGTCATATGCGTTCAGTTTAGATTGGACTGATTATGGTGATACGGGTACAACAATAGGTCAAAAAATGATTGCAGATGCAATAAACTGTGAAGATAAGTTTTTTGAATTTAATTATAATAGAGTTTATACCGTTTCAAGTTTTATTGATAGATGGAAATGGGGATTTAATAGGTCAAGACATTTAGGGATAAAAGAAATTACAAATAGGGAATGTTCAACAACAACAAATAGAATGCCAGTAAATGATGGTGTTAGAAATTTTGATTTAATATTTTTTCTATTTAATCTAGTAATAACTATTTTTTCACCATTAGCATTTGTATTAATACCTTTACTACATTTAATTGCAAAATTTTGGCCAATCGCTAAGTGGGCCATAAGTATTGGAGTACCTCTATTTTTAGGATACTTAACAGTCAATTTTGCAATTGCGGCGATCGCAGCATTTCCCGCAATTGGTTTAATGATATTAAACGCAGGTACCGCAATACTTTTTGGTTTAGCAACCGCGTTTTATATTTTAAGGGTAAGCCCATTAATTAATGCCACATCAAATTTGAAAGGTATAACATTACCTTCCATAACATATCCTGATTGTGAGGCTTGTTCATGTGACACACCATCACTTAATATTGAAGAAATAGTTGGTGATGGGACACAAGGGAATTTAACAGTAGTAACCATTAGAGGTAATAACATATATACTAGAAAAAATTCTTCATTTTTATGTGATGTAAATTCTAATTCTTTTTGGGGTAACACACCTAATGAAGAAACTTGTACCGCCGGTGGTGATGATGATAACGATTGTTCAGATTATCCTGCATTTTGTAATATGAGAACTGAACGATATTCCGGCGGAGCATTATTAGAAAGACAAAAATATGAAATGAATTCATATGGTATACGATATTCAATCGCTGGTTACCCAAATCTTGCGGTAAAAGGTACACCTATAAATAGATTACATTTTCCTAGTGGAGTTATAATAATGCAACAAGACATAACATATTCACATAAATTAAATTTTGCTAATTTGAGACAAAGATATTTTGACCCATCGGGATATCAAAATGTAATTCAAACTAAAGTAGAAAATGATGGTTACCCATCACAACCATTTACAGATAATGTAATGGTTTTATTGTGTGACCCAAACACCATTGATAACCTAATTCCGGGATCGTTAATTACATTTACAAATCCGGATAATGTACAAGATAAAAACGTAAACGGATACAATGTTAGTGGAGTTACTGAAAACCAATTTGGTACAAAATCAATAACAGGAACTTCATCAATACAAACAACAACAAATATTAATTTTATTAAACCCGATGGGACACCAGGTGTTGCTACACTAACAATAACAGGAAGCTCAACAGAAAGGGAATATAAATTTAAAGGAGGGTTAGAATATTTTCAAGTTATAACTGGTATGACAGTTGAAAGAGCATTTCAACTACAAGCTAACGCTATACCAAGTTTTATGAGATTTAATATTTTACGAACCGCACAGAATATTAGTTATAGAAAAGTTTGCGGATCAACAAACCCGGCTGTAAATTCAGTAATAAATCCATTGACAATTAATGATAACACCGGATATCGTAATTATAATGTAGTTTTTTTAGTAAGAGGGGTAGATCCATTTACAGAAAAACAGATTATAAAATATGATTTATCTACTCTTTTTGGGTTGGCTCAAAATACAATAACAATAAAAGGTAAATATTATTTAAACATACCTATACAAGAAAACAGTGGTAACCCTTCGGCTGATTGGTGGATAAATAAAAAAACACCTGAATCGCATGAAGTTCAGTACCAATATTCAAAATTATATCATAAACCATTTAATTTTAGACCAGACCCAAATTTATATTCTGCATTTACAACTAATAGTATAAAATATTATTCTGCATTAGATAGAAAAACGTGGTTTTATAATTTTAAAGCGTGGAGTATTGATGATTATGGAATAAGAATGTCTTCAGGTTCACCACTGGCAGTTATAAACTATAACACAAATACACCATACGAGTATTGGTACAATACTGGATTAAGTGATTATCATAGTGATGCTAGTAATACGTATAGAGTGGGTTTTTCTAATTATGATATATTCAATAATTTTTTCTTTTATTCTCAAACATGGCAAGGAAATGTTGAGGGTGGTACTTTTATGTATACTAACATTCCTGAATCGGATTTAGAAGAAAAACAAGACTTAGGTGATAATGATGATGTGGAAAATTATTTATCATGGGAAAGTCCTGACGGAAACGCTCAGTTTATTGATTATAGAAAACCTAGAGTATTTGCCCCAGCCTATCACCACACAATTAATCCTAACTTACAAGCAAACATTACTTTTGACAATAATGTTGATAATGTTAGAATGATTATTAGATCTGATAGGTTACCCACATCAGATACCGTACAAACAAATTATAATAACAGTTATCCATTATTTCAAAACGATAATTTTACAATCTATAGAATTTTAGATAGTGGTGAGGTAATACAATTAGGTGGGCAACAAACAGATTTTACTGGAAATTCTGATGATTATGCAGAAGATGCTATTTCCGGTACAACTTCTGTGTTATCCACTTTCAGTTGTGAAGGAATGGTCCCTCTACCCTGTTATAGTGGATCAGGAGACGATTTTGGAGTTAAAAATCCTTGCCCCGAAAATGAAAACCCAACAAGAATTTCTAAAGGTTGTTATAAATTAATTCAAGAACCTTATTTAAGTGATGGTGCAATAATAAGAGATTATAATAACTTTTTTGAATGGAAATCAAGATTTAGATTATTATTTGGTGCGTGTAGAGGGGTGATTAGTCACGTATTTCAAAATAATTGGGTAAACGGAACATTATATTCCTACGCCTTCAAAAAGAAAACAATATTCGATGCACAAAATAACCCTAAAAAGTATATTTTTTGTGGTTCAAAAGAAGTTGACTTAGTGCCAGGAAGACAAAATCAAGGACCAATTTATTTAGATGAACAAACAAACACTTTTTATTATAGATCAACACCTTACGTTTTACAACAAAATGGAACAAATGTTAATGGATACTTTATAGGACAAGAACCAAAATATAATGGAAACCACATTAAAAATATTTATGGAAAAGGGGTTAACCAAAGAAATTTACATTTTCCAACAACTATAATGGATTTAGGACCAAGAGATCAATTTGCGAAAGAAATTTGTTTGAACCCACAATTAGAAAATTATTTAGTAGAAACAATACAATCAACATCATTTAATGATACAAGTGATTTATTATTATTGTTTATAGTTTCAAGATTGGTTAATACTGGGTTTTGGGAGTTGGCTCTTAGTAGTGGAGACGCATCAATAAATCAATTATTTTCAAGGTCCGATGATAGGATTGATGGTGACGTTGCCCAAATGTTTAGTATTAATTCAGAATATGGTATAATTCCTTTTAACGAACAATTTTATGGAAATGACGATATTGTTTTAGGAACACCTAATGAAATATTCTATGGAGTGTTATTTTCTGCGATTACACAAAATAGAGTGGCATTAACACCTGGCGTCGCAACTTTTGGTAATATTCAACAACTTGTTGGTTACCCCAAAACTCAAGTCGTACCAATGTATAATTGGGAAATAAGGAGAAAAAACAGTAGTGGTAATATTGTGGCCGACACCACACCATCAACAATATTTGGTACTGAGCATAATGATTGGTTAACATCCATACCATTAAACACTAATCAAATGTATTCAATACCATATCAAAACATGTCGTTTACTGGTGCCGATTATTTTAAAGCAACTAATGGTCCTAGTACTGGGTATATTTTTAATTACAACAATTTGGGAGAAAGAGATTATGTATGGTCAAACCCAAGTAATCAAAATAAACCAAATTTTGTTGTAGGGGCACCATACCATTTTTATTTTGGTTTAGGTAAAGGTAAGACCGCATTAAATAGATTCATAACTAAATATATAATAGGTACTGAATAGAATGAGAAAACAAGACGAAATAAGAATAGTTTTAGGTAATAAAAGATTTGCAGGGTCTTCTAACCAACCAGTACAAATACAACTTCCACTTATTGGTGAAAGACGTGAATTGATACAAGGAGACCGCGCAACTTCAATAAATCTTAGAGAGATATTTGATAGCGAAAGACAAAATTCAAGTATTTTTAGATTAAATGGTAAAATTGTAAACATTTTTGATAATGTAATTTCAGGGAAAACAGATTATACGCCATTTAAAAACTATCTTTATTATTTAGATCCCGTTACTTCTATAAACACCGGAGTATGGAAAGGATATCCACAATACGATGAATTTTCAATTATAAGAGATAGTTCAATACCGGGACACGTTATTTTTACTCCGAAAAGTGCAACAACCTATAATTGGATGACCTATGTATCATACGCATTTAGTAGTACAACAGCACAAACAATGTCATTTGTTGATGAGGACTTTAATGTTACAAATGCCAATTTTAATGTTGCGGATGGAATACCATTTGTTATAAAAAACAAAACGCAAAACGGAAAAAACTTAGTTTATTTTTATTGTGCAACAAATCACAATTTAACTATAGGTCAGTACGTCAAATTAAATATAACTATAGATGGAAAAAACACATTTCAAGTTTATAGTTTAGGTGATGATACATATAGGTCTGAACTTAGAGTTTTTGGAATTTATAATTTAAAGTTTCCTGATAACGATATTGTTGATGGTACTTATGGAAATTTTAAAAGAATAATTGATTTAAACAATACAGGTGATACAACGTCTAGATATTATGTAAGGTTACATAAAATTTTGACATCAAATGATGAAACATTTTTAACTAAAATGGCATTTGAAAATAATGCATTTCCGATTAAAAGAAAGTTAGAATATTCGGCATTAACACCAAACAACCAACAAAGAATTTCAGTTAAAGACGGAACACAAAGTTATGGGTTTACGGTTAATAAAGATATAGACATATTTAGTTTATTAGATAATAACGGAAAACCTGTAACTGAACTTTTTATGACGATTGTAAATAGAGGTTATATGGGTTGGTTTAATAAACCACCACAATCATTACAGAGGGCAATAGATATAGGATGGGAATTTAATTTTTTACAAAACACAATAGATCCCTGGTGGGTTCACACATCAACAGACAATAAAGATAATATAACAGTAGGTTCGTATCAAAAAAGCGGAGTTGATTTCTATTATAATAATTTTTTGAACATTGATGATGTCATTAAAGGTGATTTTTGTGAATATAACGATATTGAACAAAAAGAGTACGTATTATCACCATTATATCATAAGTATTCATATAATCCTGACGTTTTTAATATTTCACAACCAATCCCATCGGGTATTAATGGTTTTGGAGTTTCAATAAGTAATTATGTAAGTACGGTACTATTTCCTCCTGGTTATATATATAAACCACATTATTCAATACCAATAAGATCTTTTAGTGATTATGTTGAAAACGCGTCTTTAGAAGAAATTGATAACGTACCTTTTCACTCCTATTATTCTGACACTAATGGTCAATTTTATTGGAGAGACATATATAATTATGGTTTTGTTGATGGAGAAGGTCTTGGT